GCCGCGTCCGCGAAGAACGCCTCCATGATCGTGCGGTCCTTGCGGCGGTTGATGGCCGCAGCGAACGCCTGCACGTAAGACGACTGCGGATCCGTCAGCATCCGCTGCGTATCCTGGCTGTCGATGATCTCGCCCAGCTCCCAGTCGGCGGCCTGCACGCGGCGCCGGCTGTGCGGAACCTCCGTGAACGCCGTGTCCGCATGGCGGCTGACGCGCTGCGCGGCTTCCACGACGCCGATCTGGTCGTAGTAGCCGAACTCACCGTTGATGGGCTCTTCCAGCACGGCGCCAACGAGGCGGCTCTCCTTCTGCTGGGCGAGCATGACGAACGAGGCCCGGAAAGTGTTGACCCAGTTCGTCGGGATCTGATTGGACATCCCGCGTTTGCCTATCGCTTGAGATTGCGACTAGCGGCGGGAGTGCCGGGTTGCCCCGATCCACGGCCTTGCCAGGGGCGCCCTGGCCGGGCGTGCTGCTTTCAGCCTGTCAGCGGGCCGCAACGCGGGTGTCCGCATTGCAGCCCTACCGACTACAGGCGCCACGCTTCAACGCGAGCGGCGTTCATGAACATTAGAGAGAGGCGCCCTCAGAACTTGGTCGGGTCAGCGCCCATCTCGATGAGGTCGTGATAGCGGCGCTTGGCCCACTGGTGGTCCGGGTGCTTGTGGTTCGTGACAGGGTTGCCTTCACGGCCCCACAGGCTCCGCACCTCCGCCGTCGCATCCGCAGGCGTCAGCACGCCGCCCGCAGAGCGCCCGGTCCCGAGGCCGGCGGGATTGTCCTCGCCCATCTTCTCCCCGATCGCGGCCCACGCGCGGATCATTCGCGGGTCGTTCGCGAGGCCCGTCTCGGCCAGCGCCGCGACGAGCTCGTCCCCGCCGAACTGCTTCACGGCCCGGTTCGCTCGCTCAACCTTCGCGTCAAAGGCCGTGCCCCATTCGCCGCGGAGCGTGGAGACGGCCTCCTCCACCTTCGCCGCGCGCATCTGCTCATTTGCGGCCATGCCCTGCGCCGTGCTGCCGAGGTAGTCCTCGAGCAGCCCCTGCGCCTGCTTGGGCGTCAGCCCGTGCTTGTGTGCCCAGGACTGGAACAGCGCCGCGCTCTCCGGCGTGAACGTCCCCTCCGGCACGCCGGCCGGCGGCTTCAGCTCATAGCCCTCCGGCTTCTCCGGCACGCCCAACGCCTCGCGGAACTTGCGGTGGACCTCCGGCGGATCGTTCTCGCCAGGCGGGATGATCCCCTTCCGGCCGATCAGCGTCTCGGCCTCCGTGTAGGCGCGCGCCAGGTCCTGCACGCTGCCATACCGCTTGAGGCTCGGCGCGTCGCGCAGCTCAGGCGGGAGGCTCGTCAGCCACTCCGGCCCGCTCGGGGCGGTGGGCGCCGGGGCGGGATTGGGTGCGGTGGCCGGCGCGGTCGATGGGGCATCGATGGTCGCTGCTTCGCTCATGTGGGGCTCCTATCTCCGGCGGCGCCGGAGCAACTGGGGGTCGCTACTGGGGAGGGTGTCGCCGATTGCGCCGCCTGCGATGAGCAGGACGGACGCGACGAGCAGCACACCATCTGCGGTGCCGGCGGCGCTGCCCGAAGCCGTTCCCGCGATGAGGCTCGCGGTTGCCTGCACCACCTGCCCGGCCGCCTCAGATGCCGCGGACGCGGCGCCAGCGATCAGGGAGACGGTGCTCGAGATGGTGACGCCGTTCGCTGTCCCGCCAGCGGCCCCGGACGCCACGCCGTCGATCAGGGACGCGGCGACCGACAGGGTAGCGCCGGCCGCCGTGGACGCTGCGGAGGCCGCGCCAGCGATGAAGGACGCCGATGCGGTGAGCAGCGTCCCGGCCGCGGCCGAGGCAGCCGACGCCGCCCCTGCGATCAGCGTGACCGTGACCGTCCGGGTAACGCCGTTCGCCGTGGCGTCGCCGCCGGCCGGCTGGTCGAAGAAGTGCCAGTTGTAGAGCGTCGCGGCTTCGTCTTCGCCGAAGGCGAAAAGCGACGAACTGCGATTTCGGAGCCGGTAAGACTGAAGCGGGACGCGCAGCGCCGTCATGGCGTCACCCGTGCGCTATCTTGCCCCGCAACCGGACGAACCCCGTCGAGGTCGTGGACGCGTTCATGATCAGGAACAAGCACGACGAGTTGTGGATTTCCGGCTGGCCCAACGTCAGCCAATCAAAACTCTCGGACTTGTTCGCCAGCACCATCGGGAAGGAGGTCCGATGCCGCGTCGCCGTCACGCCGAAGTTGCCCGCCGTGCCGGTCGTCGCGCTCAACTGAACCGTGTTCACGTCGCGGATGAAAAGGCCGCTCGTCGGGTTGAACAGGTTCAGCGATTGCAGGAACGACGCCGGGCGCGTGGCCGCAAGCGTGATGGCGTTCAGGTTGCCAGACGACCCATCGTTATAGGTGACATTGACCGTGGCCGTGACGCTGGTCCCGCCGGTCGCCGTATACCACTCAAGCCACCAACTCACGTCGCTGAAATTCGCGTCGCCCTTGCGCGCGTCGATGTTGTCGGAGCCTAGGTTCGCATTCAGGTCCAAATCGACCGTCTGCGCGGTCGTGAGCGTTCCGTTGAGGCCGCCCATATGCATCAGGCGGTCGTGAATTTCGAGGCCAGGCGCCGTGTTGGAGCAGTTGACCGAGGCCCAGCCGAGATATGACGTGGCCGGCGCCGTCTGCTGCGTGAACCCGAACGCGCCCGTCGTGGTGTGCGTGCAGCGCGCCGCAGCCGCCGGGATACCGCCCTGCGACGGCTGTCCGGTTGCGCGCCAGAGCGAGTAGTAAGAACCCGCAACCGCCGTGATGCTCGCCTTGTCCGCGAAGATACGCGAGGAGTTGTTCCCCAGCGCGTCGAGGAACTGGTCGCCAGTCGTGATGGTCACAGCGCAAACCTCAGCGTGGACGCCGTGAGCGTGAAAGTGCCCGCCGTGGTGGACACATCCGACCCGAAGTCCACCACCGCGATCAGTTCATCCGCCGACGAGGCACCGCCGCGCGACTTGTAGTAGACCGCCTTGCGCGCCGTGATCGTGGAACTCGGCCACGTCGTCCCGCCCAGCGTGATGTCCAGCCGGTTGTTCGTCGTGTCCACCGCGTTGACGGTCACCGTGACCGTGTTGCCGCCGGCCGTGTAGCCGGTGCCGGTGACCTCGTTCGTCACGTCGTTTCGGAAGTCGTGCGCATCCAGATCCTCGGTATAGGCCGAGGTCGTCAGCAGCACGCGGAAGGTGTCCGTGTCGAAGTCGATGGCCCCGACCGCTTGGTTCCGCAGCGCGGGGAGGTAAATTCCGCTCGGCATCAGACCGCGACCTTCTCGCGCAGCGCCGCCAGCGCCGCGTTCGCCGCGACCAGCGAGGCCGAGACCGCCGCCAGCTCCTCGGCCTTTGCGTTCGCCTCGGCCGCCGCAGCCTCGGCACGCTCGCCGGCCGCCCGGACCGCCTCATCCGCCGCCGCCTGCGCGACCGCGACCTTCTCGGCTTCCTTCGCCTCGGCTGCCCGGATGCGCGCCTCCGCGTCCGCCTCGGCCTTGTCCGCCCTGGCATCGGCCTTCCGCGCCCGGTCCTGCGCCGCCTTCACCCGCTTGTCGGCTTCCTCGGCTGCCTTGTCCGCGGCCTCGCCGGCAGCCTTCGCCGCCGCCTCGCGCTCGGCCACATTGCCGGCCAGGCTGCGCGCCGCCTCGATGATCGCCTCGGCATGGCGGAACGACTGGATCGCCGCCGCCAGAGGCTTCAGCCCGGCCAGAGCCTCGTCCATCTTGTCCATCTCGCGCCTCCTACCGGCCGAAGATCATGGTGCAGACAAGGTTCGTGGCGCCGTCGCCGCCGGTCACCCGCGGACGGACGTAGCGCGTGAACTCGAGCACTTGCTCGATGCTCGCCGCCGTCTTGCTGATCGCGGTGGACGAGGGATCGGCCAGCGTCTGCCAGTTCGTCCCGTCGTTCGACCCCTCGAGGACGATCGTCCCGCCGGTGCCAAACGTGCCCTGGAATTGCACCGACCGATCGCGGCCGGCGACCGCCTCGAAAGGCGTCCCGTCGTCCGTGTTCAGCAGCCCGGTCCACTGCACCGCCACCGCCTCAAAGCCAGGCCCGCACCGCTCGGCCGTGTATGCCCTCGTCGCCATCCTCAGACCTCCGGAAGGACAGGCACGGACAGACGCCCGGCCAGATACAGGAACACCGCCCGCTTCCCTTCGCGGAAGGCAGACGCATGGGGATCACCCGGGACGTAGGTCGTCTCGCCCGCATGGCAGACCGCAGCCAAGTCCGCCCAGATCAGGCGCGCGCGCTGGTCGCCCGGATCAAGCAGCGTCCGATAAGCCGCGATCGTCGCTTCCTCCGGCGTCATGCAGCACCGCCCGGCATCACGCCCATGTCCTTCGCCGCCTTCGCCAGCCCGGGCAGCATCTGCGCCATGCCCGCCATCTGGTCGTTCTGCGCGTCAGCCTGCGCGCCCTCGACGCGCGCTTGGCGCATTTCCGCCACCTTCTCCGGGTCGTTCAGGATGGAGGGGGGCGCACCACGGGCCGCCGCGATCAGGCGCGCCGCCTCGTCCGCGTTGAAGTTGTCGAGGACTTCCGGCTTGGCCTGCGCGATCAGGGACACGTCGCTCAATGTCTGGAGGATCGTGTCCGCATCGGCCGACCGCTGCACGCGGGTCAGAGGAGACACGAACTCGATGTTGAGTTCCGGCGCGTCCATCAGCTCTTCAGGGATGGGCGGGAACGCACCCGCGCGGAACATGACCTTGAAGGATCGCGCCACCAGCGGCGACAGCAATTCCGAGTGAAGACGCCCGAGTTGCGGCGCCATCAGGCGCAACTGCTCATCCCGGATAAAGCGCGCCTCGGTCGCCGTGCGCCCCGGCTGGTCCCACATGAACAGCATCGAGGCGTGGAACGCGTCCTTCACCGCCTTGCGCCGCTGCGCAAGCATTTCCTCGGTGAGCGTGAACACGCCCCGCGTCTCCAGCGGCATCACCAGCGGGCGACCGTCCGGCGACACCGCGCCATAGGTAATCCCGCCCGGCGTGACCCGGACGCGCGGCATGGAGTTCTCGTCCTTCGCCAGGAGCGGCGGATCGGCCGCCTTCTGCGACGCAACGAGATGCGTCTTCGTCATCGCCTGGAGGATGTTTGCGTCCGTCTGCGCCAGCATCGCCGGCCCGTCGCCGTAGACGCTGCCCGTGTCCACAGTCCACCGCGGGACCATGTAGGGGAATTCCTCGTATCCCCCTTCCTGCACGACCTCCATGGTTTCGAGGCAGACCGTGCAGGAGCGGAATTCCTTGCCGCGGGCATCGGCATAGCGCGGGTTGCGGCCCTCGTTCGGCTCGACGGCATGGATGAACCAAAACCGTTCGTCCGGGTCCTTGGCCTCGCGGCACTTGAGCGGGGCCTTGTCGCCCCACCGCGCCACCGCTTGGCGCGCCGTCCATTCCCACTTGCGGTAAAGCGTATCAATGATGCCCTTGTCATTTTGGCCGAGGACGCACTCGCTGATCTTGAGCGCGGAGAACTGAAGCCGGCCGAGGTCCTGATCTTCAGCGACATAAAGGACGCCCGTGCCGAAGAAGACGAGTTCCTGATAGACCTCAAGCATGCGCGTGTAGAACTGGCCGCCGGCCGCCGCAAACTCAGCCCGCATCCGGCGCGTCACGGTGTCCAGCCACTGCGTCACAGCCTCGGACCGCTGCGTCTGAGCGTCCACATGCGACAGGGTGAACCACTCGTTGGCCGAGTTCGTCACCATCCCCCAGAGCCCGGAGGCGAGGTTGTCGCCGGCAATGGAAGGCGTCCCGTCGAACCGCTGCCGGCCGCGGCGCTCGCCATCGTTGCGCTTCACCGTGAAGTCGGCGCGCAGCGGGCGGAAGACCTCCGCAATCTCCTGCCAGAGCGTCTCGCGCATGGCGCGGTCCGCCTTCAGGCGATCATGGCGGCGGACGATCTCCTTCGCGTCGGCCATGTCAGCCGAGAACGTTCTTCAGCATCGGCGCCGCGCCGGTGCCCGGATCGGCCAGCCCTTGCCCGCCGGTGAGGATGTTCGCCCGCCGGCCGCGCCGGTTGCGCTCGACCGTCTGCTGCGCCTGCGCGGCCTGCTGCTGCTGCTGCTGCATCTCCTGCGACACCGTCGTGCCAGGCGCCGGGTTCCGCATGCGCTCGATCTCGGCCTGCGTCTGCGCGAGCTGCGCCTGCGCCTCGGCCAACTGCTGCTGCGCGGCCGAGTTGTTGCCCTTCTTCCCGCCCGCCATCAGCGCGCCACCCGCGCGAACAGGCGATAGTCCGCCCCGTCCCGGCCGAAGTTCCGCATCACGCCTTCCTCTTGCAGCCCGATCCCGCGCAGGAAGCGCCCGGCCGGGAGATTGTCCGCCGGGCAAATCGCCGTGCACCGCCGCGCGCCGCGCGCCTCCAGCGTCGGAACCAGGACTTGCACCGCCCAGCGATGCGCGGCCCGCCAGACGGAGCCCCAGGCGTCCGTGGCAATCAGCCACGCGGACCAGTGCCCAGCCATGGCGAGCGGCATCGCGCCGAGAGCGGCCTGCGGGACGCCTTGCTTGTCGTGGACCACTGCCCCGACCGCCGAAACCATCATCAGCGCCTCCGCACTCAACGCCGGATCATCGACGCCGGGGAGCGACTGATCCGCCAAGTCGCGCCGATCACTGACCCGGCAGCGCCGCGCGACCGACAGGAGGGGGGCGAGGTCCAGCGGTCCGCAGCGCGCTAGGTCTGCGTGCATGGTTCCCCGGCCGGGTCGCAAGGGGCGGGGCGTTCATGAACATCGCGCAGCGCCAGGAACCAGCGCGTGCGACCGGCAGGCAACCCCCGCGCGGCCATGTCCCGCGCGATCGCCTTCCAGCACTCGCCAGACCCTCGCCGGCGCTTCACCTCGGCCAGCAGTTCAGGGGTTATGCGGGTTCGACGGGGCATGTCAGACCTCCCTGCG